AGTGCATGCTTTACGAGTCGAACATAAATCTAAGAGTAGGCATAAGCCCAGCAAGTAAAAGGCTGGAACTTCCTCACTTCGCAGATTTCAGTTCCCCGCCGCCAAAAACGCGCTGGCAAATGGAAAGTGATGCACACGACGCGAGAATGGCTAAGGAACGAGAAGAGGAAGACGCAGCGAAAGCAAAGGCTGCAAAAGGAGTGTAACGTGGCAGAGAAAGATGAAGAAAAACTTGGCGAGATTTGCCATGTTAGTATCTGCAAAGTGGAGAATGGGTACAAGATTGGTTGCATGTATGAGTCGGAGCAGTCTCTATCGTCTCGCGCAGGTTGGGTTCCGCCCACAGCTTGTACATCCAAAGACTACGTTGAGAAAACCAAGGCCGCTGTCATTGAACGGCTGAAGAAAGTTCTATAAAATCGGCAAAGCCGAAGAGGAGTAACAATGTTTCAAGCCAAAGATGGTAAGAAGTTCGGATCGTCCTTTGCTGGTAAGAACTACGACGAAAAGCACAGTTCTGATGGCATGCACAAAATGGGTGAAGCATCCGAAGAGGCCAACGAATCCCCTGAAGTAGAACAGGAAGAACAGAAGCAGGGCGAGGAACCAAAAGAGGAAAATGAAGACACAGTGCATCCCGTTGTGGCAGAGCATGGCAAGGCGCACACCGTACACATCAAGCACCACGAGGGCGGAAAGAGCCATGTGATGTCGCACCACCCGGACGGCCACACCAACATGAGTGAGCACGAGAAACCAGAGGATGCGCACATGGAAGGGCGTAAACTGGCAGGCGTGCCTGCGGATGGACAAGCACTAGAGCATGATAGCCCGTATCACCAGGGCAAGGCGCAAGCTGGGGCATCGAGCGAGGAAGATGGCTTTGAGATGCCCGACCTAGTCTAAAGGAGACACCATGGCGTCAATTTCTCAAGATGGAAAACAGGTCTTTGTAGGAGACCAAGTAAGCATTACGGCACTAGTCGTCTCTACAGCACCCTTTGGTGCGACTGTGCCCAGTTCGCTTGCCATGGTTACCGTGGAGACTGCTTGGTTACCGACTACGTTCGTCGCACAGGCGAATGACATGAATGCAGTGGAGCAGTTTGCAGATGCAAATCACCCGGCGTTATCATTCAATGGTGGTAAGCAATTTGGAGCAAAAGGCGATCAGGTCACTGTGCTCGGCACATGCACAGCAATCAGTGGCACAGGCGACTCGGCATTGCTCACAGTCACACTCGTGACTTCGGGCTTAGTAATTACAGTGCCAGCAGGCGCAGTTCGCAACGCAGCCGCCTATGGTGGGAGCCAGTAGCCATGCCCTTCCAATCGAAAGCACAGCAAGGCTTCTTGTACGCACACCCCGAGAAGATCGGCGGCAAGAAGAAGTTGGCAGAGTGGTCTGCTGCTACGGACTTCAAGCACCTGCCAGAGAAGAAAGCCTCAGGCTTGGGCAGGAAGAAAAATGGCTAAAACAATTTTTTCCATAGTCAAGGAGCCTAAGACTGGGTACATGTCTCATCATCCCGGCAGCAGTGAGCATTGTTTTAATTGCGAGCACTTTGTGAAAGAAGAGAACGGATGCAACGGCCCGAAGATGAAAGAGCTTTCGGAACGCCCTAAGTTGCCGAACGGAGACGTAAAGGTACACCCTGTGGCGTACTGCCGTTTCTGGGAGGAAAAGTAAATGGCTACAGGAATGGGACGCAAGAAGAAAAGTAACCTATTAGACCCTCAAGGGCCTGCAGCACCTGCATCGACTCCTTCTACTAATTCTACTTCAATGCCTTCTTGGATGAGCGGTGAAAGCCCCACACCTTCTCCCCGAAAGAAAAAGATGCGCATCGACAGTGGTGGTCAACTGAGTCGCAACTCAATGAGGATGGCTTAGTATGGCCCTAGGATTAGCACGACCAAAGTCAAAACTGCCTAACCCTTCTACGAACTTCAAGTCATCGGGAAAGCAGGATTATCTTGCGGAGGCAATGAATGCCCCATCGCATAAGAAGGACAAATTGCCATGGCAACAGGCTTAGGAAGAACCAAATTGGACCCATCTCCGCAGCAGGCTCCAATGTCTAAGAAGGACCAAAACCCATCGTCTTTCAAACGGGTGATCATGGGAATTCGCAAGGGAAGCAACGCACAGGCTACGGGAAAGCATCCGAGCGGAAAGAACGTGTACTAAATGGCAATTGGGCATAAGCAACATAAGGTTGATTTGGGAAGTAAAGGATCATTCAGTGTGAATAGAGGTGGACTGCATCGCGCACTGGGTGTACCAGAAGGACAGAAGTTGAGCGCCTCTCAGAAGGAACCCAAACCGGGAGACAGCGAACACGTGAAGCGCATGAAAGCATCGGCTAAGGGATTCGCGGCAATGCATCATTAAGTTTAGAAACATCTCACGCCTTGATCAGCGTGGGCTAGGGCGGGTTGCCTGATAGCATCCCCGCCCGACCTTACTAGAAATAACCAGACTAAGGGATTCGCGGATAGACTAGGAGAAACAAAATGCCCGAAGATGTAGTTCCGCAGGACAAAGGAATAGGGAGCGACAAAGTAGGTGGGCAGAACTCCCAGTCAGACGACCCAAACGACAGCCCCCTTGGGGTCTACGCGGGTTTCCCTTATAGCCCTGAACCGTTTGCACAGTTAAGTGAAGAAGCAAAAGGGGCACTCATACAGCTAGACAAGATCGCCACACAGACAGACACCTACGCACGTAGAATGGAAGTGGAGCAAGCCTGGGAGGCACTTCATTTTGAGCGCGGCTACCAGCATCTGCTTCGCGGTAAGCGTGGCGGGTGGGTATTACCGAACCAAGGATCAGAATGGGGGGCATCTGGTCAGAAGACTAGCAGCACTACTTACGACACGAACGTGTACGGTCCAAAAGGCGACATCATTGTTGCTGCTTTATCACGAGAGGTTCCCAAGGTTGAGTTCTTCCCAGCGAACCCAGATTACGGCCCAGACCAAGTAGCGTCAGAGGAAGCCGACAGGTTCAAAGATATTTGGGCAAGAAACAATAACCTTCATGCACTCCTTGTGGATTGCTCCAGAATGTTCTGGAATGAAGGCCGAGTCCTAATGTGGACCCGTTACCAACTAGACGGACAGAAGTATGGATTCGAAGGAGATGTAGCGGCACCTACGGTGCCTGAAGATGAACTTGATCCGCCCAACGGCGAGCCAACAGGGCAGTCAGAGTTAAATGACGTGTTGGGTCTTGAGACATCCGAGACATCAGGTGGAATAAATGAACTGTTGAACGCCGCAGGTTCAGAGAGTGATGAAAAGAAACCTTTAGGTCGGGAAGTCACAACCTGTCACGGAAAACTTGATCACAAGGTTCCGATTGCTATCGATGATTTTCACGACATGCCGTTCGTGCAACTTTCCCTTGACTTGGACGTATCCACAGCACGAGGAATGTTCCCATGGATTGCAGACAAGATTAACCCCGGTACCGATGGAATGTCGGAGACGCAACTTGACCGCATCGCACGTGAAAACGTGAGACAGGCGGTACTCGGTGCGTACGTCACTGGAGACTCGTTGGAACGGCACACCACTGTGAAGTTTACATGGTTCCGTCCCTCTATGTTTTTAGATCAAGGCGTAAGCGATGAAGCTAAAGCAGAGCTGCTGGAAGTGTTCCCCAACGGAGCACTACTTGCACGCGCAGGGGCAGAATTTGCATTTGCTAGAAACGAGAGCATGGATGATCACTTAGTGATCGGGCATCCTCTCCCCGGTAAAGGACAGAACAGACGTACACTAGGTTCCGCACTCATCTCCATTCAGAAGCGTATAAATGACTGGGTGGACTTGCTGGATGATTTCTTCAAACGAACCGTCCCCAAGAAGTGGATGAACGCTGAAGCTTTCGATATGGAAGCCGTAAAGAACGAGCCAAACGTCCCCGGTAGCATCGGGCCGTTCCAAGTTCAACCCGGACTGACAACGATGGATCAGTACGTATTTGTAGAGCCGACTCCGCAGCCACAACCTGCGCTGCCCGACTTCATCAAATGGTTCATTACGAACTTGTCGGAGGAAATATCAGGAGCACTACCTTCTTTGTTCGGTGCGGCTACGGGGGAACAAACTGTAGGCAACCCACAGATTCAAAGAGACCAAGCATTGCAACGCATCGGATGTCCATGGAATAACATTCAGGACATGTTTGCTGCGGCTGCAGAACAGGCTGTTCGTTGCGCAGCCGAATGTAGAGATGGCAAGGAAATCAAACAGAACATACCCGGACGTGGCAACTTAACGGTCAACACCGCAAACTTGCTCGCTGGTAAGGTTTTGTGTTATGCTGAATCGAACCCAGCATTTCCCGAATCTTGGCAGCAGAAAGAAGCCAAAATAGAGAACATGATTTCCATGAGTGCGTCTAATCCGTTATTGGCCCAGTGGTTCTTAGGTCCGTCAAACTTGGCGGAAGTAGCCAGCGGTTTGCGCATGAAGAAGTTCAAAGTAGTAGGTGCCACATCGGTCACCAAGCAGCGCAACGAATTTGAGTTGTTGTTGCGTAAAGGTCCGATGGACAATCCGCAGTTCTTGAACATGCAATCCGCTATGCAGAAAGCACAGGCGGGAGTACAGCAAGCGCAAATGACGGGGCAACAAGTTCCGCCTGAAGCGCAAGCAATGATGGCTCAGGTACAGCAGGCAATACAGGCTACGCCTCCGCAAATCAGTACGATTCAAGTTGCACAAGACGAAAGCGAAAACCACATAGTCGAGGCGAACGAGTGCTTCGAGTGGATGAATGATACCGATGGTCAGAAGTTTAAGAGTGGAACACCCGAGCAGCAAGCAGGGTATGCAAACGTACACCTGCACTGGCAAGCACACGTTGCTATGGCAAAGAAGATCATGGCAGCTAATAAACCACCGGAGAAACCACCTAGTGAGAGCTTTTCGGCTGACGTTTCAAAGATGCCACCGGAAGTTGCTACGCAGATGCTCGCTAAGATGGGCATACAAAGTACCCCCGCTGTAT